GGGTGGAAACGTATGCTGGATCCGGGCAGTAACCGCGAGCTTCCGCCGATCCCGGCCAAGCGCTACTTCACCATCGGTGAGGTCAGCGAACTCTGCGACGTGAAGCCGCACGTGCTGCGTTACTGGGAGACCGAGTTCCCCAGCCTGGAACCGGCCAAGCGCCGTGGCAACCGCCGTTACTACCAGCGCCACGACGTGCTGATGGTGCGCCAGATCCGCAGCCTGCTATACGAACAGGGGTACACCATCGGCGGCGCCCGACTGCGCCTGGAAGGCGATGGTGCGAAGCAGGAAGCCGCGCTGAGCCACCAGATCGTGCGCCAGGTGCGCATGGAGCTGGAAGAAATCCTGCAACTGTTGCGCCGCTGAGCGCGTCGCCCGCGCCTAGGAATGGGCGCGCCAATGCCGGTATAATCGACCGCCGCCTCACGGCGGACCCATCCGGGGTATAGCGCAGCCTGGTAGCGCACTTGTCTGGGGGACAAGTGGTCGTCGGTTCAAATCCGGCTACCCCGACCAAATTAGCTTTGAAATTCAGCGGCTTATCGGGCTTCCCGGTGGCCGCTTTTTTCATGTCCTCCCTATTCCTCCCTATTTCCTCCCTATCGAGGCACCCAAGGCTTGAGGCCAGGGACGTGATATGGCATGAATATCTTGTGAAACGTGATCCAACTCACAGCTGTCGGTGGCCGCAAACTGTGCGGTGCGGCGTTTACTAGGACATACCACGGAAGGTATAGTGTTCAAACTGTCAATCCACCCCGACGCTGCCGCCGACCTCCAGGCAATTCGCGCCGCCGATCGCCACACAGGCGCCGATCTTCTGACCTACCTGCAGGAGCTTAACGATGATCAGGATCAGCTCGACCTCCTTACGGTCCATGGCTACAGCTATGAAAACGGAGACTGGCTGGAGAACATCGACGTCTCGCGAATCGAATCGCAGCAGAAAGCCGGACTGAACCTCTGGCGACTGAAACTGTGGGACCTGGAGCGAGAAGGCATTCAGTACCGTTACATCTACGCCTTCACTCCACGCAGTCGCACCATTCATATCCTCGCCGTAGTCCACAGGGATCGTTTCAACTATGAGCCAAGTCACCCTATTACTCGAAGAGTTCTCGACGCCTACGCCCTCCTTTAGGGCCGGCGTCCAGCTGCCCCAGACTGCGACCTCGGGTGAGGTTGTGCGCTTTGTCATGCGCGGGGATGTCGACTACGGCCCAGGCCAGTCGATCGACTCCCTCATCGCTTCGATGGCGGAGCGTGACGAGACGCTTGTGGAGGATATGCAGGCAAGCCGTCGTCGCCGTGCAGATCGCGCAGCAACGGAGGGCGTGAAGTCCTTGAAGTCCCTCCGCTTAAGTCGTGGCTTGTCCCAAGCCGACTTGGCCAGCGCTGTAGGAATGCAGCAGCCCCATATTGCCCGCATAGAGAAGGGGAATAACTGTCCTACTCTGCAGACTTGCCGACGCCTAGCGATGGCGCTGGGCGTCGACATGAACACTTTGAACGAGCATATGCCTCAAGTTTCCGACTCCGTTGAGGTTGCTTCGTGAGGATCCAGCGATCGATTGGCGGCATCTTCTGTGACGACATTCGAGAAGAGGTCAACGGCAAAATCTCGCTCGTTGGGTGCTACACCGGCGGTATGCAGTTAGAGTCCTTCCCAGCAACGCTGCCCAAGCTCTGTGTCTTCGTGCGTGTGATCTTCTCGGCGCACGAGCCACCCACCAGTGTTTCGTTTCGGCTTCTGCGCGACGATGAGCAGTTGGTCGTTGGGCATCTGCCTCCCGAGACAATGCCGCCGGCGGCGCCGGAAGGTGCAGACGAGAGCCTGATGTCCGTCATCCACGGCCAGATCGTTCTGTCTCCGTTCGAGATTACTGGTCCTTGTACGTTGCGAATGCGCGCAGTGGTGGACGACGTGGAGTTGCGTGGGCTGTCGTTGAAGATCACGCAACGTGACCAGATCACAGTCGTGCCACCGGCCATCGCAGTTATTTGAGCCAGCCGTTTAGCATCGGCACTTGGTTTGTTCGCGGCTATGAAGAAGATCGAGGGTGTCTACAGGCACGAATCCGCGCGTCGGCTCGCGGATCTGTCAGGGGTCGAGGCAGATCTAGATCTGGTCATTAGGGCGTGTGACTTGTTTGCATGCACACCCGTCCTCGGTAGCGACGACGCGATACTCATGTCGAGATCGCTTGGGACGTTCGCGTTGGTTACTTATTGCCGCACTCTTGAGTCGCGAGTTCGCATCGGTATTCCGTCGCGAGTGATTCAAGGATTGCCACATGACCTGAAGCTTGCGCACGACTCGCTGAAAGCTATGCGGGACAAGTACGTTACGCACAGCGTCAATCTGGATGAAGGCAACCAAGTCGATGTAACTCTACAGAGTGACGCCTCGGGCAACCTTCGCCTCGACGCGCTAGGAACCAGTCACTCTAGGGTTGCTGGCTTCACCCACGAGGAAATGTTGTCCCTGCGCGCCGTGGCAACGGCCTTGAAAGCATGGGCGTCTGGCGAATGGGATAGGGAACGTGATGCGCTCTGGGATGTTCTAGACGCCATGGATCCGAACGAAGTTGTCGCCGCTCTGTCCGAGACCAGGCCAGTTGGGCATCCCGAGCGGGCGAAAACTCGGCGGGTGTATGGAAGCGCCGGCGATACGTAAGGGTGCAGGATCGAGCGTGCTCAAGGCAATTTGAGTCCCGGTGTCACGCGAGTCCAAGGCAAATCGTGGTCTTCGAGGTAGATCTCGGTCGTGGACAGTTCTTGGTGCGCGAGCAGCTCCTGCACCTGCTGCTTAGTCCAGCCGGCCTCGGACATCAGCAGGGCGGCACCCAGGCTGCGGATCTCGTGGAATGTGGGCGGGTGATCCCCGCCTAGCTCCAGCCGGTCACGAATCGACGCGAACTCGCGCGTGAGCTGTTCGGGCAAGACCTGGGTGGGGTGCGATCGCGCGGCGGCCTGGTGGCCACGGGGCTTCTGCTTCTCCGGCAGGCGGTGCACCAGGTAGGGCGAGACCACCTGGTCGCGGCAGCGATCAGTGACCGCCTGCAGGTCCGGCGTCAGTACGATCTCCAGCCTAGCCTGGCTGCTGTTCTCCGTCTTCTGCGGCACCACTCGCCACACCCCTTCGCGCACGTGTGCGAACTGGGCCGACACGATGTCCTCCCGGCGCTGCAGACTCAACAGCGACAGATCCATGGCGTTCTGCAGCCACAGCGGCGCGCTGGCATGGATGGCGCGATAGATCTCGACGGTCAGACGCTCGCGCTTACGCTTGGCGCGGTGCTTGAGGGTTTGCAGCGCGGGGTTCTCGGAGATCCACCCCTCCTGCAGGGCGCAGGCGAAAATCCAGCCGAGCACCAGGCGGTAGGTCTGCCGGCTGCGCGCCGATTCTGTCACCTGTCGGATGTACTCCGCGCAGTCGCGCACGGAAACCTCGTGGACCGGCCGCTTTCCGAGATCGGCCTCGATGCGCTTCAGGAAGACCTCGTACCAGGCGGCCGTCTTCGGCGCCCAGCCGCGGTGCGGCAGGTCATCCGCGCGCAGCACATTGATCGCCTCGGCCACGGTCTTGGCGCCGGCGGCGACCTTGGCGACCAGGTCGTTGCTGACCAGCAGGACGGCATTGAGCTTGCGAGCGGCCGCGAAGGCTTGGTCCTTATCCATGCCCATCCACGTCTCCTTCCGGGTCTGTGGGTGCCGGTACTTGTACCCACCCTTGCAGGGGTACAAGTTCGGTGGCCAGCCGGCGCGGCTGCGTGATCGGGCGCGTCCCATCATCTGAGCTTACCCCTTTCCCAGAACCCGGCTGACCAGGTCCTCCACGCCGGCGTCCTCATTGCCGGCCAGGAAGGCGTCCTCGTCGACATACCAGGTCTTGCCGATCTTCCGGCCAGGCAAGCGGCCAGCCCGCATCCAACGCTGCAGCGTGATGTCCGCCGGCCGGCTGGCCGGCGCGAAGTGCTTCTCCACGAATTGGTGGGCCTCCACGAGCTTCATTTCCGCTTCTGGGCCTCCGCCTTGCGCCGGTGTTGCTCTCGGCGAGCTGTGTTGAGGGTGATGATCTCCAGGCGGCAGCTCTCGGTGTACAGCGCCACAAGGTCGGCCAATTGCTGGTCGGTGAGTGCGCGAATGCGTGATCGGATGGCGAGGCCCTCTGTCACGTACTGAAGCCGGGGTAGGGTCATGCGGACCGCACCTTCAAAGTGATGCGCCTGACAGACAGGCGATGATGGAAGCGGCGGGGTACCGCGGCTGTACGAAGCCAGGGAAAGCGCCGGCGAATTGCCGCGCGCAGGCGATGGCTGTTGGCGTGCTGCAGGTGGCCGCCGTAGCTGGCCACCACACAGCGGATGCGATCGAGATCTCCAGGCGTGGCGCGGATGCGGCCGCCGGCGACGTGGCTGCCCTCCCATTGGGCAAAGGCCCGCCTCAGGTGCGTGATGACGCGTGGGCGCGCAAGCGTGTGCGTCGGGTAGATCACGTAGCCCAGAAAGTCGAGGCCGTCGGTCAGCCGACGCAGGCGGATCTCCGGCTTGAGCGACAGGCGCAACGTACCGGCGAGAAACTCCGTGATCTGACCCTCCCAGCGGGCGAGCTGGGCGCGGTCGTGGTGGAACAGCACGAAGTCGTCCACGTAGCGCAGGTAGCGCTTGGCCTTCAGCACGTGCTTAGCGAACTGGTCTAAAGCGTCCAGATAGACGTTTGCGAAGAACTGCGAGGACAGATTGCCGATGGGCAGCCCGCAGCCTGGGCGGGCATTGGCCAGCCGCTTGTGCGCCGGCACCTGCGCCAGCTCCGCGGCCGTGGCGCGCACCTGCACGCCGGCCTTGCCCGGATCCTGTCGCAGCAGCGCATGAGTGACGCGCAATGCCTGTTCGGGCAGTCCCGCTCGCCGCAGTCGTGGCTTCAACAGGGACCACAGCGTGGGGCGGTGGATGCTGTTGAAGAAGTTGTGGATGTCCAGCTGCAGGTAGTACCCGCCGCCCTGGCCGCTGTGGACCTGACGGGCGAAGGTCTGCGCGCGGCGCACGGCCGCGTGCGTGCCCTTGCCGCGGCGGTTTGCGAAGCTGTCGTGGATGAAGCCGCGCTCGTAGACGGCCTCGAGCTGCGGCACGAGCCAGTGGTGCACCACGCGATCGCCAAAGTCCGGAGCATGGATCTCTCGCGCCTTCGGGCGCGTGGCGATGAAGCAAGTCGAACGGCTAGGCGACCAAGTACCGGCGAGGATCTCGCGCTCCAGCTGGATCAGCCCGTCCATCCAGCGTGCGTCGAAACGCAGCTGGTTGTGGCTGGGCACCTTCTGCCTGCGTGCCCGGCGCCAGGCGTGATACAGCTCCTGTAGCAGTGCGGGCTTCCCTTCCCCTTGAAACTCACCGACGCGGCGCACGGCCAACGCGAACCCGTTGTTGTTGCGGTGGTTGTTGTTGACGTTGCCGTTGTTGAAATTGACGTTCCACGCGGACGCCGAGGACCAGGCGGCCGCCTCCCCGTACACTTGCGACCAGGCCGCGCAGCCCGGATGCGGATAGCGCGGCTTCGTCATCGATTGGCCCCCGCGGAGGCGGCACGGGTACTCAGTTTCTGGCCACGCTCCGCACCGGACTGCTGGCCGGACGGATTCTGGGCTTGAGGGGAAAGCTGGCGGTTCCACCCGCCGACCTGGGCGCCAAGCTGCTCAGCCTGGCGCGCAAGATGCTCGAACTGCCTGAAGCTGCGGAAAGCCTGGATCAGCTTGGCCGTCTGCATGTACTGCTTGAGTTCGTCGACGGCCCACACCAGCTGGCCCACCCACCGGCGGCGATGCGCCATGTCGCGCCACGCGCGTGATGCGAGGTGCACGACATGGGCCGCAGCCCGGCGCAAATCGCTGCCGATCTGGTACTTGTGGTAACGATCGAAGGACCGCACCGCCTGCTCGATGTCCACGAGCAGGCGCTGCGATGCCTTGATGATCGGCGGGGGCTGGAAGCGGGACGTCATCTGTCAGATCAGGTCAGATGGGCCGACTACTGACCGACGCGGCGCACGGCCAACGCGAACCCGCTGTAGCCGCGGCGGGAGGAGCTGACGCCGCCGCCGTCGAAAAGGACGAGCCACGCGGACGCCGAGGACCAGGCGGCCGGGGTCTTGCTCCAATACCAGTCGTTCTGGATGTCGCGGAAGTACTCCGTGTGCACCGCCGGGTTGTAGCGCTCGCGATCAATGAGCAGCTGCAGCTCGTCGATAGTGGGCAGGTCCCAGTCGTTGGCATCGAGTAGCGTCAGCGCCGAAGCCTGCGCCTGCAGCGATTCCTGGTCCGTCTCCTCGGCATTGATCTGCGTGGCTGTGAAGATCAGTCCGTGCTCGGGCAGCTTCACGGCGACCCAGTCGGTCGCATCGGCGGGCAGTTCCTGGCCATCGGCGGCCAGCTTGATCATCGTGAGCTTTTTCATGTGATGTGCTCCTGGAAGGAAGGGCAAAGGGGCCAACTACTGACCGACGCGGCGCACGGCCAACGCGAACCCGTAGTAGCTGCGGTGGAGGTCGAGGACGTCGCCGTCGTCGAAATGGACGCCCCACGCGGACGCCGAGGACCAGGCGGCCGGCGTGCTCGTCCAGTGCCAGCGCGGCTTCACGCGCGGGAAGAAGTTCGTATCGATGGCCGGCTCGTGGCGCGTGTCGTCGATGAGCGAGGCCAGCTCCGCGCGCGTGGGCTGGCGCCAGTCGTCGTGGTCGAGCAGCCGCAGATTGCGGCACAGCTCGTTGCAGTGGTCGTGCGCGACGCCACTGTCGCTGTCGTCGGGGTCGCCCAGGGATTCGACAGACCACATGAGCTTGTTGGCACGATCGAGCACCGCGACGTGGTCGGTGCGATCGCTGGACTGCTCGTCGACGCTGCCGTCTGCGAAAACCTTGATGAAGCGCGGTGCGTTGTTGGCTTCTGCAGAAGCGAGATCGACCTGCACGATCTGGCGAGTGGCCAGTTCGGCAGCAGCGAGGTCGGCCAGGGCTTTGCCACTGCCAGCGGCGTGCAGGTGGACGGTGACCTGGTCCGCGTGAATCGAGATGCTTTCCATGGAGGTGCTCCTCAGTGGCGCCGATCGGACGGCGTGACGGCGTGACGCGGCAGAGGCCGCGGCGGGATGGGCTTGCCCTGGTCGGCGAGCTGGGTTTCGAGCAGTTCGATGTACTGGTCAGCCGCCTCCCACTGCTTTGCGAGACGCGTGAAGTGGTCGGCATTGACGGTCAGGCCGAGACCCTCGTTTTCGCGCGCGATCGCGTGCAGGGCATCGGGTCCGGTGAGTTCTTTGGGCATGGGCGTTCTCCTGGCGGTGGGTTGTCCTTCGCCAGGTGCAGCTGGATGCGTTCCAGCAGCAGGCGAGGGCAGAGGTGGTCGGGTAGGTCGTGCAGCACGCGTTCGGTGTCGCGTAGCAGCTGGTTCGCGCGCCTCAGTTGCTTGCCCAGGCGCGGGGCGGGTGGAGCGGTGTTCATTCGTCTTCGGGCTTTCGCCGTCGCTTCGCGCGTTCGCCGGACTCGTCATGCAGCTCGCGGCGTGTCTTGAGCGGGGAGCCCATCGGCGCGCCAAAGGCCGGCAAGACCTCGATGCGGTTGCCGCGCGTGGCGAGGAAGCGAGCGGTGTCCTTCGCGATCTGCTCGCTCTCGTGCTGCTTCTGGCGGCTGCGAGTCGGTAGGCTCATCCCTGCGCACTCCGCTGCGGGCACTGCGGATACGCGCACGGGGCGCCGTCGGTCTGGATGCAGCCGGGCTGGCTGCAGGGGTGCCGCTGCGAGTGGTTGCGCCAGCGGAGGTGGTCCAGAAAGCGCGTCATGAGGCTGCGCTGGATCTTTCCCGTGACGTCCTGTGCATTCCAGAGCTGTCGGTTGATCACCGTCTCGCACTCGCGGCAGACCTGCTTCACCTTGTCGGTCTGGTAGATACTCAGTAGGTCCACAAGGGGCGTGCCAGTGCGGCCGCAGGTATCACAGGCCATGGCGCGTTCCTGCGTATTCCAACTCCTGCGCACTCCGCACGCCGGCCTCGGTCAGCGTGATACGGGTGGGGAACTCGGGTTCGTCGAACGTCACCAAGCCCGCGTCGAGCAGGCGATTCACGGTGCGACGCGTGAAGGCCTGGAAGAGCTTCGGCCCGCTGTGGCGCACGGTGGATGTGCCCAGGGCGACGTAGCCACCGCAGGCGCGCTGCAGCGTGTGGGAAGGCGTGGCGATGGCGGCGAGAAGCGCGTCGCGCATCTTGGGCTGCAACTCAGGCATGTCAGCTCCAGTGGCCGCCAAATGCGGCAAGGGTCAGGACGATCAGGAACGCCACTAGCAGCCAGCAGAGGGCGGTGGCGGCGCGCATGCGTGGCTGGACGGGCGGGATGAAGTCGGGCGTGGTCGCCTGGATGCTCTCCAGGGCGCCGAGGTAGGGCTGACGCGTCATGCAACACCCGCCTGCTTGGCGGCATGCACGTCCTGGATCTCCGCATCGCACGCATCGCGCACGCTCAGCCACAGCCGGCGGCGGTCTTCGTCTGGCACGACTCGCAGGCGCTTGAGGTTGTCGAGCGATGCCTGATGCGCTGCGGCCACGGCATCAGCCCGCACCTGCAGGGGAACGCCCGTTTCGGCTTCGGCGGCTCGGGCCTCGGCATCAACCAGCTCGCGCTCGTAGCGGCTGGCCACCAGGGTGACGAGCAGCACGTTGAGTGCCGCGAACGCGGCGAAGATCAAGATGGTGTTCAAGCATGGCTCCTTAAGGCGTGGGCCCACCAGCTGCTGGGCTCGATGTCGCGATTGCCTTTGACGATCCGCCTCCCGAGGCAGACGGAGCATGGGTGGTGGTCGCAGGCGCTGTGGTCCTGCAGGTGCAGGTAGGAAGGCAGTGCTGCATTGGGCACGTCCGCGCGGCGGTCGAAGGCGGGGGCTTCGTTCATGCGCGCGGCTTCCGGGTGAGGCGTGCTTCTGCGCCGAGCGCGGCGAAGGCCAGGACCATGAGGGCGAGAGCGGGCGCGGTCATGCGGCACCGCCCGGCGTGCGCGCGTGTTGCATGCACAGCAGCTGCACATGGCTGGCGACGATGTAGCCGTTGCGCCCGTGCTGGTTCTCGGAGATCACCAGGCGCGTGGCCTCGCGGCGCATGTCGGGGCGACCAGCGCGCTCCAGCTGCTGGTGGGCGCGGCGCACGGCGCCGAGCTCGATGACGAGGGCAGCCATCAGCGTGCTTCCCGGCCAATCTCGCGGGCGCGGATCTCCGCGCGCTCGCTGGCCACGTGCAGGCGCGGGGCATGGCGGCGGTTATGACCAGCCCGCAGCTCTTCGGCGTGCGTGTGGTCGTGGCTGCTGCAAGCGAGCAGGCAGCGCGTGGCGACATGAGGGAGGGCGGCCAGCGTCTGGTCGAGCTGGTCGTCGGACGAGGTATGGGCGTCGAACATGGCAGCGTCTCCGGTCAGATGGGCAAATGGGCCGATTACTGACCGACGCGGCGCACGGCCAACGCGAACCCGTTGAGGTAGCGGTGGGAGTCGTAGACGAGGCCGTAGTTGAAATTGACGAGCCACGCGGACGCCGAGGACCAGGCGCACAGGTCGCTGCTCCAGAACCAACCGCCGTCGATGGCAGGGAAGGCCTCGTTGTCGATGGCCGGGCTGTGCCGGGTGATGTCGACGAGCGTGAGAAGCTCGGCACGCGTGGGCAGGCGGAAGCCGCCACCGTCTCGTTCGACCGCGGCGCACGTATCGATGGCCTGCTGGTGCTCGAAGCGGCCTAGCGGCTTGCGCAGCCATTCCAGGCCGGTGGTCGTATCGACGACGGTAAGGGCGCTGGTGGCGTCCCCGTTGGGGTAGGTGAAGCGAGCTGCGGCGTTGGACATGGCGGCCTCCGGATGAAAGGAGAGCGCCGGCGGGTCAGTGCCTACGGCCAGGGGAGGGGCCTATGGCGACCGGAAGGGGAGTCCGGCGGGGTGGCGACCCGCCGGTCGCCCAGGCCGATGACCGACCCGGTGCGAAGCATTAAGCACACTTAGCGTAATGTCAAGCAGTCTTTGCAACTTTTCAGAAAGGACGCTTAGCGGGGTGTGAAGCTATCGTCTGGGTTGTCCAGGTAGGGGGGGGGTCGCAATGGATTGCTGGAAGCGCACGATGGTTGGGGTTGCCATGGTCGTGGCCGTGGCGGGATGCGGGCCTAGCCAAGGAGAGCTCGAAAGGCAGGGGCGAGCCGAGCGTCGAGCCGCCGAGGCCGCCCGGGTTGCGGCGCTGACCCCCGAGCAGCGTCAGGCTGAGGCGCGAGAGGCGGCGAGACTCCAGCAGGTCGCGCGCGAGCGCGAAGAGCTGATTCGGGAAGGGCAGCGACAGGCCAAATGGGAGTCTTCTGCTCGTGGCGCATGCATGCTTTCGATCAAGCGTGTGCTGCACGACCCCGACAGCGCGCAGTTCGATCGGACCAGTGCTTGGCCTGTGACTAAGAACGGCGACGGGACGAGCACGGTTGTGGTGACACTGCGAGCAAGTAATGCATTTGGGGCGCTGCGGATCGGCGCCTACGATTGCATCGTTCGTCCCGAAGGGACGAACGTGAGAATCATCAACCTCCAGCCGCGCCGCTAACTTGCGGGCGGTGCGAACGGCGAATCGAAGCCCTGATGGATGCAATCCTCGATCCGCTGCATGTGTTCCCTCAACTGGGAGACTTGCTCATCGTCGAGCGCCCCAATGCCGGATGCGCCAGCGTTATCCAACCAAGCCACTAGCGCGGATGTGGCGTTATGCCAGGTCGCGATTCGATTGATTGCGCGTACAGCACGTGCGCGGTCAGTGTCGTCCAGCGCGATGGGCTCTGGCTGATTCGCCGCAAACCTCTGATACCGGGCCCAGCCGTCCTCTTCTGAGGCGATCGCGGGTGCCGGACGCGGAACCGCCTCGGCCATCAGTTGCCTGAGGCGCGTCACTTTGTCGTGCATGAACTTCCCCTTGCGGCCTAGGCCGCAGCAGTCCGGACGAACCGCAGCACTTTCGCCCTGGGCATGCCCTCGGTGAGCAGTTCGTAGGTCAACAAGACGACCTCTGCATGCTTCGCGGGTGGTAAGGAGAGGCCTTCGCCCAGCGCCTCGGCTACCAGCTGGAAGGCGACTCTCCACTGCTCCGGTTGCACGGACTGAGACGCATACGGGGTCTGCTCTTCGCTAACCCGGAGAGGCACATGTTCCGGTTCACCCGTCAGCAACTCATAGCCTGAAAGCCCAACGGCGCGCGCGATGCGAAACAGTTGCTCGGCCTTCACGTGCTCGGGCACGACGTTGTCGTTGAGCCAGTTGCTGATTGTCGGGGTCGTGCTATCGGAGGCACGCGCCAAGTCAGCTGGCTTCGCCAAGCCTGCCTTCTTCATGGCGGCGCTGAGCCGCTGGCCGATTGTCATTCGGGACATAAAGCCAGCTTAACAACCGAGACGCAAAGAGGGCTTTACAAATGACGAAAGACCGCTTAGCGTGTCGTCCCCATGAGCGAGCTCACCAAGAAGGCAGTCCGAGAGACCCTGGGTGTCGACACCGATTCGGCGTTGGCCCAAGTGTTCAACGTAAGTAGGGCTGCCGTGGCGCAGTGGGATGAGGACAAGCCAATCCCGCCTGCCCGTCAGATGTGGCTCCGGCTCCACATGCCCGACAAGTTTCCGCCGCCGCAACGACAGGGGGCTGTCTGACATGCCCCGCGCACGCCGCTCGCTGACAGACGCCGAGGTCCTCGGTATGGCGCTGAACACCAGCACCGCCCGACGACTGCAGGGGCGCTGGCCAGAGGCTGAGGAGCGCCGGCATGACTCAATCGTGCACACAGCCAAGTTCCTTTGGCTGGCCCTGGGCCTGACCATCCTTGCCCTGGGTGCGACGTTCGCGTGGGAGTTGTACCGGGCCAAAGAGGACTGCAAGGACCTGACCAACACCGCGGCGCGCATCGAATGCACGCAACGCGGTGAAGGCAAGACGGGTGCGGAAGGGCAGAAGGTTCGACATGGCGCGCAGTCTGGCCGCAAGGCTGGGGGCGGCGCATGAAGCCTGCGCGTCAGTTTCTGCCCATGCGGCAGTCGGTGATCTACGGATACACGAGGCGGATGCTCGACGAGACGGCGACGAACGCCAACACGTTCGCAATGGTCGTGGCTGAGGCGTACCTGGCGCGTGTGGCTCCGGACCAGCGCCAGGTGAAGTTTCGCTTGGGCGAGGGTGATGAGCTCATCGCCGACATGCGGAACAACGGTCAGATCCTCCGCCGCTACATGGACGGCACGCTCAAGGTGCTGCCGGCCGACCTCGAAGATGCATGGGTGATGTCGCTGCCCGAGCCGTATCGCGCTGAGTGTGAGCGCGAGCTGGGCAGGCGGCGCGGCTACTACCCAGTGCGCATGCTCGAGCACACCGCCGGCGCTGAGGCTGCCGGCATGGCCCATCTGGCTACTGAGGTCGGGCAGCTCTTCGAGGCGCTTTCCCACGCACTCGCCGACGGCCAGATCAACGACAAGGATCTGCCGCATGTGGGCCGAATCCTCGACGAGACCGACGATGTAATCGCGGCCGTGCTGGGTATCCGGCGCGTGTTTCAGAGCTTGCTGCCCAAGGCCGCGGGGGCTTAGCGCCATGCACAGGGGGAATCACTACAGCCCGCTCAAGCCGGGCTTGCCGAATGCACGACGCACCGCGCCCGCATGGCTCGCAGCATGGTCGGCGCTGTGCGGGAACGTTGAGCCCATGACGAAGGCGGAGGCCATCGCTGAGTACGATCGCATCGCTGTCGAGGAAGACGCACGTCGATCAGCGCAGCGCGCACTGCCTCTGCGAGGCGGCGCATGACGTGCATCCTTTCGAATCCCCGGCCCCCTCGGTTGAAAGCGGGATCGCGCGCGCAGAGGCATCACGTTTCAGTAAGGCGCGGCGAGTGGTCGAACCTGAATGGATGGGCCGGGCATGGGTCCTCCCTGGGCACCCCCTACGCGGGTAATTCGGACCCCGCTTTCTGTGTAAACAGTGGGGTTGGAAGTTACTGAAATGATGGCTTCCAACTACGATGACGTGCTGCACCAATTGCAGGACGCGGGGCTCATCCTTCCGAACAACGATCTGCGCATTGGCACGCACAAGCCAGTGCGAGTGTTCACTCAGGAAGGCGGGCGCGAACGCCGCGGGTGGTACCTGCTGAAAGAGTGGTCGCCGTCCATCGACAGGTTGCTGATCGTCGGCAGCTACGGGATCTGGCATGGCAACGACAACGGCGCGCAGAAGATCGCCCTGCCGAAGGACGATACCCGCCGCATCACCCCCGAACAGCGCGACGCCCTGAAGAAGGCCTGGGCGGAGCAAGCCAAGGCGGCAGAGCATCAGCGCGCTGACGAAGCCGCCGCTGCTGCCGAGAAGGCGAGAAGAATGTGGGCGCGGCTGCAGCTGGAAGGCGACAGCCCCTACCTCAATACCAAGGGGGTCGGGGCCTACGGCCTGAAGTTCACTCCCAACAACACAGCAGTACTGCCGCTGGTTGACACCGGCGGCAAGATCCACGGCCTGCAGTTCCTACGTAGCACTGCCCAGGCGAAAGAAGGAAAGCGCCCTTCGAAGGAATTCTGGCCTGTCGGCCTGGGAAAGAAGGGACACTTCCACCTGCTCGGCCACCAGCCCCACTGGATCGTGCTAGTGGCCGAAGGGTACGCGACGGCTGCATCGTTGCACGCCGCCACCGGCTACCCCGTCGCCTGCGCGTTCGACGCTGGCAATCTCAAGCCGGTGGCCGAGGCGCTGCGCAAGCGGTACAAGCGCGCGAAGATCCTAATCTGCGCCGACGACGACTGCTTCACCGAAGGCAATCCCGGCGTCACCGCCGCGGGTGCCGCCGCCTTGGCGGTGGGCGGCGAATGGCTCGCTCCCACCTTCGGCGACAACGATGCTCGTCGCGAGAAGCACGAAGCGGGCAACGGCAAGCTCACTGACTTCAACGACCTGCACACGCTGGAGGGCCTTGCCACCATCACCGCACAGGTTGCCCGGCGCCTGGACGAACTGAAATGGTCACCCCCTGCGCTGCGCGCCGTTCCATCCCACACCGGGGGGCGGGGCGACAAGCTGCGGCCGTTGCAACATCTTGACGAACTGCTGGAGCGCTTCGCGCTGGTGTTCGGCGGGAATGGCGCGGTATTCGATCATCAGGAGCACTGCCTGCTGGCGCTGACTGACGTGCGTAACGTCTGCATCCGTGCCGACATCCACAAGGCGTGGATGGAGCACGCCGATCGCCAGATCGTGCGTCAGACGGAAGTCGGCTTCGATCCCGCCGGCACGGATGCCAACATCACCTGCAATCTGTGGGGTGGTTGGCCAACCGAACCCAAGGCCGGAGCGTGCACCCGCCTGCTAGACCACCTTCGTTGGATGTGCAGTGGCGAAGCGAATTCGCAAGCACTGTACGAGTGGGTGCTCCGGTGGTGCGCCTACCCGCTGCAGCATCCCGGCGCGAAGATGAAGACCACGATCGTTGTTCATGGTGGCCAGGGTGGCGGCAAGAACATCTTCTTCGAGACCGTCATGGGCATCTATGGCCCGTACGGCCGTCTGCTGGACCAAGATGCGCTGGTCGACAAGCACAACGACTGGGCCAGCCGCAAGCTTTTCCTCATTGCCGATGAAGTGGTCGCGCAGGCGCATCGCTTCGAACAAAAGAACAAGCTGAAGACGCTGGTCACTGGCACCTGGATCCGCATCAATCCCAAGCATATCGCGGCGTATGACGAAGCCAACCACGTCAACCTGGTCTTCTTGTCCAACGAAGCCATGCCTGTGGTGCTGGAGGAGGACGACAGGCGCCATTGCGTTATCTGGACTCCGCTAACCCAGCCGGAGAGCTACTACATTGCCCTGGCGGAGGAGGTCGAGAGCGGCGGCATCGCTGCGCTGCACGATTACCTCCTGCACCTCGACCTGGGCAATTTCAATCCGCACACCAAACCGCCGGTCACCGCGGCCAAGAATGAGCTGATCGACCTGGCTCAGGACTCACCCGTCGACTTTGTCGACGAACTGTTCGCGCAGCGGATCGCTGGGCTCAAGCCCATGCCGGGCAAGACTACCGACTGGTACGCCGTCTACAAGGCCTGGTGCAGCCTCACCGGCGTCCACCAGGCGCCCATCAAGCGCTTCCTTAACGCCATCTTCCGACGGCGAGGGTTCCAGTCCGTACCGGAGCGCTTCCGCGATGGCGCGTCGATCAAGCAGCAGCGCCTCTTGGTGTGGGGGCTTCAGCCGCCGGAAGGTGTCAGCAAGCAGGAATGGCTGGGGGACGCGCTGATCGACTTCGGCGAGGCGCTGAGTCGAACGCGCAACAGGGGGGCGCACGATGACATGTGACGGCAAAGACCTGCGCGACGGCAGTTGCTACGCGATGCGCGACGGCAAAAAACACTTGTTTCTAGCCATTGTGACGCGAGGGACGCCAAATCGTGGAATTCCCGCGTGCGCGTGCAAGTCGGACGGCATGGGTCAGCGCGGGCGGACTCGCGCGCGTACATGTAACTACGTGTCACTCGCGTCACATACGTCACACCCCTTGCGCCATGCGGGTTGGCGGGCATCCACAGGCGTCACGTCGCGCGTCACGCGCGCGAATCTCCTGTCACTTCGTTTGAAAAGGAAGGGAGAGGGTGGCTCTCATGGTTGAAACCCCAGCCCAGGAGAGCTTCAGCGCGTTTGCAGCTCGGCTGGGGGTGCGTCCGTCCCATGTGACTGGCCTACGCCACGCCGGCCGTCTGGTGCTCTCAGAGGACGGCAAGGCCGTGCGCGTGGCCGAATCCCTGGCGCTGATCGAGTCCACCCGCGACCCATCGAAGGATGGCGTCCGTGCGCGCCACGCTGTGGCACGCGGGCAAGGGACGGCGGCAGGGCCGGACGGAGACGACGAAGCGGACGTGATCGATCTGCCGGCAAGCAACCCTCATTCTGAGCGCCGTGCGAAGGCGCTGGCCGACAAGGAGGAAGCGCTGGCGAGAAGGGCCCTGCGCGAAGAGCTGGTGGAGATGGGCCAGCTGCTGGATCGCGGCGAAACGGTGGCGGCGCTGGCTGACGCAGTCGTGCAATTGCGCAGTCGGCTGGAGTTGTTGCCGGTCACCCTGGGCAAGCGTTTGGCGGGAATCAGCGATGAGAGCGAATGCCGGGGTTTGCTCCGCGATGCGGTCGAGCAGGCGCTAGACGAACTCGCCCGTAGGTTTGGTGCCATTGGGAGGGTGGACGGATGACCTACGCCCAGGCCAGCCTCGAAGTCTCCCGTAGCATCTCCCGCGCGATCGCCCCGAGGCGTCCTGGTCGTGTCAGTGAGTGGGCCGTGCGTCGTCGCAAACTGTCGACCAAGGGCAGCCAGATCCCAGGCGATTGGGACAACCGGCGCAATCCCCTGCAGGTGGAGATCATGGACTGCTTCAGCGCACGCAGTCCGGTGCGCGACGTGGTCGCCTTGCTGCCGATCCAGTTCGGAAAGTCTGAGCTTCAAACCAACATCCTGGGTTACACGGTCGAAGAGAATGCGATGCCGATCCTGGTGGCGTTTCCAGGTGAAGTGTCGCGCGACAAGTGGATCAACCAGAAACTCAACGTCATGCTGGAGACCACTCCGGCACTGCAGAAGCTACTGACCAGCAGCAACAGCCGCGAGACCGCAAACCGGCGCGACTTCAAAGATTTCCAGGGCTGCCAGCTCTACGTTGAGCATGCCGGTAGCCCCGTTCGGCTCAAGTCCACCAGCGCCGGCCTGGTCATCGCCGACGAGTTCTCAAGTTTCGCCAGTGCCCTCCGCAGTGGCGACGATCCTGAGGACATGCTCGACGGTCGAACCACGGGCTTCCCGTCCAGTTACAAGCGGCTGAAGGTAGGTACGCCCGAAATCCATGGTCAGTGTCGCCTGACGGCGCTGTGGGAGAAATCGGACCAGCGTCGTTGGCATTGGCCGTGCCCCGACTGTGGCCACGAACAGCCCTTCGAATGGAGTGGCCTGCACTGGGCGCCAGATCGCAGCCACTGCTGGTACGCGTGCCGCGAATGCGGTGTGGTGATCAACGAGCACCAGAAGACCGACCTCATTGCTGGTGGCCGCTGGATCGCTACCTTCCCGGAGCGCAAGCTGCGCGGGTATCACGCCAATGCGTTGTACTACCCGGATGGCTTGGGCGTGGGATGGCTCGAGCTGGTTGAGCTGTGGTGCGCCGCGCAGGGTGACCCGACCAAGCTCAAGACCTTCATCAACGATCGCCTTGCCGAAGCCTGGGAAGATCCGGCAGTGCGGGCGGTCAAGTTCAACATCATCGCCGACCGCGCCGAACCGCGGCCGCTGCGCCCGCTGCCGCTGTGGGCTTTGGCCATCACCTGGGGCGTCGATACGCAAGACAACCGTCTGGCAGCTCATGGCTTGGCATGGGGCAGGGGTATGACTTGCTGGCCGTTCGATTACGTAGAGCTGCCCGGCGATCCCAATGATGATGCCGTGTGGGCTGCGCTGATCGACCTCTTGGATAGGCCGGTGGAGCGGGAGGATGGGGCGATGCTGCGCCGCGATGCCAGCCTGCAGGACATGCTGGGCCACCGCACCGATGCGGTGAAGGCCTTCGTGCGCAGCAATCGCCTGCGCCGCCACATTGCCGGCTTCGGTGCCACGGCCAACAACGCCGTGCCGCTCGGTAAAGCCAAGATGCAGGAGATCAACTGGCGCGGCCAGTACGACAAGCGCGGCGCCTTGGCGTACCCGCTGGGAACGATCGCCATCAAGCAAATGCTGTACTCGTGGTTGGCCAGCGATGCGGACAAGGCGCCAGAAGATCGCCGCGTGCGCTTCAGCGATCAACTCAGCGGCGACTACTTCGGCGGCCTCACTTCCGAGGTCTACGACCCCCGGAAGAACCGCTTTGAGAAACGCAAGGGCGCTCCCCGAAATGAGCCTCTGGATACGTGGATGCAGGCCTATGCCGCTGCCCTGCATCCGGAACTTCGCCTCCATCGCTGGACCCGTGCCGACTGGGACCGCAGGGAAGCGCAGCTCATGGCTGGTATCGGAAAGCGCGCTTTGGATTCCCGTGAAACACCAGCATCACCCCAGCCCGCACCCGCGCGGTTGGATTCCCGTGAAACACGACCCGCATCGCCGCGCCGCCGCGGCGGCTGGAGAGACTAATGGCCGACGACGCAAAAGCCGAAGACTTCACCACGCCGCTGCGGACCGAGTTCGCGGCCACCATCTGCAAGGCGGTTCCCGGCATTCCCGCCCACCACGCGCTGCAGCTGGCCGACACGTTGTGCGCCATCCAAGCCGACGTGCTAGCGGGCAAGCGGGTCACCTTTCGCGCCCGACCGCAGGTCGATGGTGAAGCCATCACGGAGGACTGGCGCAGGGGCATGTCATTGCCGGAGATCCGCGCCAAACACGGGGTCAGCAAGCCGACGGCCTACAAGTACCACCCGAACGCAAAAGCGCGACAAGCGCGCGCCGGTTAGAAAAATAGTCTACGAAAACCCACGACCGTAGACTCACGGATGTATACCTTGCGTGTCCATGTCGACACAGACGCGCCTGGACGCCTACCTCGCCGCCGAAACCCGCATCCTCACCGCGGGCTTCAGCGTTCGCCTGTCCGAGCGGCAGCGACAGGAAGCGGAACTCGCCAGCATCCAGAAGGCCATCAAGGAACTCGAAGCACGCCTTGCCGCTGAGCAAGGCCGCCCCCCGAGCCGCGGTAGCCTACGTTTTCGCACAACGGTGTTCGATTGAAGCCGACCCTGCTCGATCGTGGTCTGGCGGTCTTCGCACCGCGCTTCGCCATGCGGCGCATGCTGGCGCGCTCCGTGCTGGGGATGTACGAAGGCGGGCGTAGTACGCGACGCCGCAGGAAATCCCGCGACAACAGCACCGGCGAGCGACTCGTCGCTCGCGACGCTGCCACGGTCCGCGCGACGATCCGCGACCTCGAGCGCAACTACGATCTTGTCGACGGCGCGCTGTCCACTCTGGTGCGCAACATCATCGGCCCGACTGGCATCAGCATCGAGCCGACGCCGCGGATCGGGACGCAGGGCGACAAGTACGACAGCATCGACGACGACTTCGCGCGCGAGCTGCTCAATCTGTTCCGCGAGTGGTCCGTCAGTCCGGAAGTGACCCGCACGCTGAACTGGGTCCAGGCCCAAGAGTTGGCGTGCCGCTCCTGGTTGCGCGACGGCGACCAGTTCACGCAGCTGGTGGAGGGAACCGGAGCGCTGATCAAGCACGGTTCGCGTGTGCCGCTGTCGATCGAGCTACTGGAGGCGGACGTAGTCCCGCTGGACTACAGCCAGGACTCGCCGAATGTCGAGTGCGGCATCGAGCGCAACGCATGGGGCCAGCCCACCGCGTTCTATTGCTATCGCGAGCACCCGGGCAATGGACGCGGATTTGTTGCGAGCAGCCTCAAGCGCGTTCCGGCCGAACGCTTCCTGCACCTGGCGGTCCGGCGGCGCCTGTCGGGCTTGCGCGGAATCAGCCTCTTCGCCAGTGCCATTGATCGCCTGATCGACATCAAGGACTACGAAGAGTCCGAGCGCACAGCCGCGCGCATCGCGGCGCGCATCGCCGCCTACATCAAGCGCGACAAGGACATGGAGGGCTGGGCGCCGGAGGTGGACGCGGCCGGTCAACCCGTGGAGCGCGATTTCCTGCTTGAAGCCGGGGCCATCTTCACCGACACCGCGCCGGGCGAGTCGATCGAGATGATCAACCCGAACCGGCCCAACACCATCCTGGAGCAGTTCCGCACCGCCATGATGCGCGCCGTCTCGCGCGCCATCGGTCTGAGCTATTCCAGCCTGTCGGGTGACTACGACGGTACGTATAGCGCGCAGCGGCAGGAGCTGGTGGAAGCCTATGACGGCTACCGCGCGATGACGCAGACGTTCGTGGCGCGCTTCGTCCAGCCGATCTGGGAACGCTTCGTGCAGATGGCCATCGCGTCGGGCCAGCTGAAGGTGCCGGCACACATCCGTCCGGAGACCGTCGCCCAGGCGATGTTCCGCGGGCCGAAGATGCCCTGGATCGACCCCAAGAAGGAAGCGGACGGTCTGCAGGCGCTGTTCGATGCCCGTATCAAGTCGCGCACGGAGGCAATCTCCGAACGTGGCGGCCGCGTCCAGGACGTATTCGAAGAGATTGCGCGGGAGCGCGCATTGGCCGACGAACTCGGTTTCCCGCTCGACAAGGCGGCCACGGCGACGGCACTGCCCGCCAACGTGCCCGATGACGACGAGTCCCAGAACCGCCGCGCTCACGAGCGCGGCCAACGCGTGCGTCCTGCGCGCTCCACCGGAGACCTGCACTGATGAAACCCCTCGCGACCCATCGTCTGTTCGCGGCGATCGGCATTGCCCTGGCCACGAGTGTGCAGGCCGGGCCCCGCACGCAGGACCGTCCGCACATTGCGCCCGTGATGCGTCTGCAGCCCAGTGCATCCGTCGACGGCAGCTACGACCTGCTGATCTACGGCGACATCGGTGACAGCTGGTGGGGTGACTCCGTCACGGCAAAGTCCGTGGTCGAGCAGCTCAATGCGCTGGATGCCACGGTGGCCACCATCAATGTGCGCATCAACAGTTACGGCGGCAGCGTCGCTGACGGCCTGGCCATCTACAACGCGCTGAAGCGCCATAAGGCGACCAAGGCGGTGACCGTGGACGGCGTGGCCATGTCGAGCGCATCGCTGATCGCGATGGCCGGCGACACGCGGGAGATCCCGCCAACGTCGTTGCTGATGATCCACGCGCCCTGGGGCGGTCTGTACGGCAACGCCAAGGAGATGCGCCAGTACGCGGACATCCTGGACAAGTTCAGCGAGTCCATGGCGGACGCCTACGTCGCCGCGTCCGGCATGTCGCGGGAAGACGTGCTGGCGCTGCTCACCGACGGCGAGGACCACTACTACACCGGCGACGAGGCGGTAGCAGCCGGCTTCGCCACGTCCTCCAACACCGCCGCCGACCAGGACGACGACGACAACGACGAAGATGAGAGCGCTCGCGCCAGCGCCTTCGCGCAGTCCCTGCTCGAGCGCATCACCGCACGTGGCGCTACTGCACGCTATGCCGGCCTCGCCGTCGCCGCAGCCATGCGCCGCGCTCCACACGCGACGCCTGCCCCCGCAGCTCCTGCAGCGGATGCCCCGAACCCGCCGGCGGCCAGCGCCGCGGCACCCCAGCCGGCGCCCGCCGGTACTTCTACCGTCAAGGAAACCGCAACCATGCCCAACCTCACCGAAGACCAGAAGAAGGCGCTGGCAGCCCGCCGTCAGGCCATCCGCGGCGCTTTCGCTCCGTTCCTGGCCCGCACTGATCTCGACCAGGCTGCCGTCATCAAGCTGCAGGACGAATGCCTCGACGACGACGATATGACCGTCGACGCCGCGGGCGCCAAGCTGCTCGCGCTGCTCGGCAAGGACACCGCCTCCGTCGCCGGTGGCCATCGGGTCGAGGGCCTGAGCCAGGACGAGACCAAGACCTATCGCGAAGGCATGGCACTCGCGATCGAGCATCGGAAGAATCCCGGCGCCAAGCTGGACGAGCGCGCGCGCGAGTTCCGTGGCATGACGCTGATCGACATGGCGCGTGACTGTCTGGCACGTGCCGGCATCCAGACACGCGGCATGTCGCGGCAAGAGATCGGCGTGAAGGCGCTGCAATCCACCAGCGACTTCCCGGCCATCCTGGAGAACGTGATCACCAAGTCACTGCGCCGCGGCTATGACGGGACCAGCCGCACCTTCGTGCCGTTCTGCCGCCAGGCCACGTTGCCCGATTTCAAGGAAGTCAGTCGCGTACAGCTCTCCGGCGCTCCGAATCTGAAACGCGTCCTGGAGGGCGCGGAATACGAGTTCGGCAACTTCAGTGACGGTGGCGAGAAGTACGCCGTGCAGAAGTACGGCCGCATCGTGCACATCTCCTGGGAAACCCTGGTCAACGACGACCTCAACGCCTTCACCGCGATCCCGCAGGCGTTCGGCGCCAGCGCCGGTGACCTGGAGTCGGACATCGTCTACGGCATCCTCACCGGCAACCCGAGCATGTCCGATGGCGTGGCGCTGTTCCACGCCAGCCATGGCAACTTGGGTACGCCGGCGGCCCTGATCAACTCGATCAACCCTAACCCGGCCGTGCCCAGTCCGCTGGCCGAGATGCGCCAGGGCATGCTGCTGCAGAAGGGACTCGAGGGCCGGTACATCACGGTCCGTCCGCGCTTCCTGATCGTGCCGCCCGGCCTGGAGGAAGCGGCACTGCGGGTGACCAACGCGGCCATCGTCGCCGCCCGCGGAAACGACGCGAACGTGATCGGTCCCTCGCTGACCCCGATTGTCGAGCCGCGACTGCACGACTCCGATGCGGACGCCTGGTACGGCGCCGCCGAGCCGACCACGGTCGACACGATCGAGTACGCCTATTTGGAAGGAAATGAGGGCGTGTTCACCGAAACCATGTCTGGCTTCGATGTGGACGGGCTGAAGGTCAAGTGCCGCCACGTGTTCGGCGCCAAGGCAATCGACTACCGCGGCCTCTACAAGAACGCTGGCGGCACGCCGACCGCATTCCCGGGCCCGTAACCGTGTACCGCTGAGCCCGGCGTCGACCGGCTCAGCTTCGCAACCCATCCCTGCACTGAGGAACAGCACCATGGACAACTTCGTCAGCGACGGCAACACCGTCAGCTACACCAACGGCGGCGGCAGCACGATCCCGTCCGGCACGCTGGTCAAGACCGGCCACACGCTGGGCTGGGCCATCACCGATATCCCGGCGGGTGCCACCGGCACCCTGCGTATCACCGGCAAGGGGACCGCGCCCAAAGTGTCGGCCGCTGTCTTCGCGGTCGGCGAGAAGCTCGTCTTCGACGTCAGCGCCAACAGCGGTGTTGGCGCGTTCGATGACTCGGCTGCCACGCCTGCGTCTGGCGACATCACCGGAGGCGCGATTGCAGCGGTGGCGGGCTTGAACAATGAGACCACGTGCACTGTGGTTCTGACGCCGGGCAATACGACGCTCACGGCATAAGCCTGGACCGCCGTCGCGCACAGATGCCCGGGTGGCGTGCGCGGCGGCGGGTTCTTTCACTCGACGTCGGACAGGGGCGATGAGCGAGCAGCACATGAAGCTTGAAAAGGCTGCCGAGAGCACCGTGACGCGCTTCCTCCTGCAGGCGGCAACGCCGGTTCTGCTGGGTTTGGTTGCGTTCCTGGGACAGCGGCAGCTCAACAGCATCGAGCGCAAGCAGGACGAGCAGGCGACAAGGCAAGAAGAGCAATCGAAGAGCACTGCAACAATCGCGTCGGATGTCCGCGATCTCAATACCCGGTTCGACCTCATGGCGGTACGCAAGTTGGACGAACTGGAGAAGCGCATGGAACGCGTGGAACAGGCACAGCAGACCCCATGAACACCAAGAGCAAGTCCATCTTCGTTTCAGCCGGCCACGGCGGCACCGATCCCGGTGCCGTCGCTTTCGCGCGTCGCGAGGCGGACATCGGCACGGAGTTTCGCAACATCGTCGCCTTCTACCTAGCGCGCATGGGCGTGGCCTATGCGATGGATGGCGACGGCGCGCTCAACCTGCCCCTGGCGATGGCCACGCAGAAGGCGCGCTCGCACGCGCTCGCCGTCGAGTTCCACTGCAATGCAGCCGTGGCGACCGCCACCGGCGTCGAGACGTTGTCCGCTCAGAAGGACATGCCTCTGGGCGGGTTGATCTGCGAAGCGATCGCTAAGGCTCTGCAGATCAAGTCCCGTGGCGCCAAGCCCGAGAACGCGGGCCAGCACCATCGGCTGGCGTTCGTGCAAGCCGGCGGAATCATCGTCGAGCTGTTCTTCATCACCAACCGCAGCGACCTGGCTGCGTACGACGCGCGCAAGTGGCTGGCAGGTCGCGCTGTCGCCGAGGTCCTCGCCGGCGCCCTCTCTTCCCTGGAGCAGATCCCATGAACCACCTGGTAGTCGCTTTCCTGATCATCGTGACCCTGGCGGTGCTGTGGGTCTTCTACGACAAGTTCACCAAGCGTGGCGCGATCCCGATCGCCAAGGCCGCGCGCGAGTTCACGACGTGGTGGGGTCTGGCAGGCATCGCCGCCGCCGACTACTTCCTGCAGCTGCTGCGGTGGGTGGCAGACTTCTGGGATCCACTCCAGACGACGATCGGCCCTGCGCTGTCCGCGCCCGGCATGGACAAGGTGGTGATGATCTGGAGCGCCGTGATGTTGGCGCTCAAGTTCAAGGGGCAGGCGCCGCGCCTGCAGCTACCGGACCTGCCGGCTTCGCCTGCGAGCGGACAGGGCGGCTGAGCCATGAAGCTGTTCGCCGGCGCCACCATCAAAGGCCTCGCGATCGCCCTCGCGGCGGTGAGCGTCCTGCTGCTTGCTAGCAATGGCATCTGGTGGGTGCACGCAGCGAGGCTTGGTGCCGGCCGTGACAGCGCGGAGGCCGATCTGGGCGCGCGCACCACGGAGCGCGATGCCTGGAAGCAGCGCGCCGGCGAACTCAAGGCGGCGAACAGCGCGTACGACGCGGAGTTCAAGCGCCTGGTCGAGGAGCACGCCGCCGCCCAAGCCGAGATGGTCCGGCTGAAGGCGGCACACGCCAGCGCGCTGGCCGAGGCGCAGGCCGCGGAGGCCGACGCCGATCGCACGCTGCGCGCCTTCATGGACCGCTACGCGGCGCAGCTGCGAGCGCCGGACTGCGCCGGCGCCATGGCGGCCGTGGCGCGCTTCTGTCCCGCGCTGGAGGGCTACTGATGCGCATCCTGATCTTTCTGCTCGCATTACTCCTGCTCACCGGGTGGGGTGGCTGCGACAAGATCCAGCCGGACCTGCCGCCCGAATCGAGCGCCGTCCAGCCTAAGGCGATCTACGTTGACCGCGTGGTCTACGTGCCTGTACCGGCACACTTGACGCGGCAGGAGCCCGTGCCCGAGGGTCCGATCACCCAGTGCTTCGATGTGGGCGCCAAGCGCCGTGCGGTGATCGTCGGCCAGAACGCGCGCCTCAAGGCGATTGCAGAGATCCAGGGCACCGAGGTGAAGCCGTGAGCCTGGTCCGGATCGAGGTGGATGCGGACAACGTGCTGGCACGCCAGTTCACGGCTCTGGAGCGCGAGAACTTGCCGTTCGCTGCCATGCAGGCGTCCAACGCGGTGGCAGTCGAGATCCGCGGTGTATGGGCTCTCACCTCTGGTCGCGTGTTTGATCGCCCGACAGCGCTGACGGTGCGGGCGGCGCAGTACGAGAAGGCGACCAAGCAGAAGCCCTACGCGGTGATCAAGCTGCGGGACGAGGCCGTAAATGGCACGCCGCCTGCCCTGTATCTTTTCCCGCAAGTCCAAGGCGGCGAGCGCCGGCCGAAAGGCATGGAGCGCCTGCTCCAGGCGCGAGGTGCGATGCCGGCGGGGATGTTCGCCATGCCTGGTCGGGGAGCTGAGCTGGATCAGCACGGCAACATCAAGGCCAAGCAGGTGAATCAGATCCTGTCCCAGCTGGGCGCGCGCAACGATCGGTATCAGAACGAAACTGAGGTCAGCCGCGATCGTCGCCGCCGGCGTGCCGCCAAGCGCGGCGTGCGCGGCGGGGAGTACTTCGCGCTGAAGGCGAAGCGCGGCTCGCTGCTGCCCGGTATCTATGAGCGACTGGTGACCGGATTCGGCACCGCGCTGCGCAGCGTGTTCGTGTTCACCCGCAAACCGAAGTATCGGGCGCGCTACGACATCTTCGGCCTGGCCCAGCGGACATGGGACAAGCTCATGCCGTTTCACTTCAACCGCGAGCTGCAGAAGGCGCTCGACACCAGCAAGTTCAGGGGGCGCTCGTGAGCGAAGGCGCCTTCCGTCGAGGTTTCGATGCGGACTTCCGCGCCGTGTGGGGCGCGGCGGTCGGTGGCATCAGTGGAATCTACACCTCTCCGACCGGATCGGTGACAGCGAATGTCGACGTTCTCGTCGACCCAGCGGTCGATCACTTCGGCGACGACGTGGGGCAGCTGTCGTTCGAGAAGGCCCTGATCACTTTGTTCAACGACCAGGTGTCGCCGGAGACACAGGGTAGGGTGGTGGTCGACGGGGAGACCTACATCCTCGTCAGCCGAACTGAGCGATGCGACGAATCGCGCAGCCAGTGGGTGGCGCGCCATGGCTAGCCCTCGCCAGATCCTGCTATCGGCGACGCTCGACTGCTTGCGCGAGATCCTGCAGGCGGATGGGTACCGCACTGACGCCGGTGCTGATGTGACCGACGAGCCCGCACCGGCCGCGGCTTCCGAGAAGTCCAGCCCGTTCCTCTCTGCCGTGTGGGTTCGTCAGGAGAGGGCGACCGAACCGGCGGTGTCGCGTACGCATCGTCTGACGACCTTTCGGGTTGTCGGTCAGTTGCCGTCAGACATGGACAACGCGCAGGAACGCGTCGACGCCCTGACCAGCGACGTGGAGCGCGCGCTCGACGCGCGCCCGGAGCACTGGCCTGCAGGTTTCAGCAATCCGATCTACGTCTCGGCCGAGCCGCTGGCGGCACAGCCTGAGGCCGGCTACGTCGGGGTCGCCATCACCTACACCAGCAACATCCCCATTAAGTAACCCGCCGCCCAGCGGCCCTACCGGAGATCCACCCATGAACATGCAAGACCATAGCTACCTGGGTAGCGGCAAGCTCCTGCTGCGTGAGTTCGGCTCGGCCGCCCCGTTCGACGACGCCGGCAACTGCTCGGCGCTGACGCTCAGCCCGCAGACCAATCAGCTGAACCTGGCCGACTACACGCAACCGGGTGGCGGCAATCGCAACACCGTTGATCGCGTGACGGGTGTCAACATGAGCTACACCTTCCACGACTATGCGCCGTCCAATTTCGCGCGCTCCCTGCGCGGCACGACGGCGGCGGTGGCCGCGGGCACCGTGACCGATGAGGAGCTTGTGGCCTACAAGGGTGGGTTCACCCCGTTCGCCAAGATCGCCTCGGCATTGACCACCGTCGAGCCTGCGGGCGGCGGCACTGCCTACGTGGCGGGGACCGACTACGTCTTCCAGGATGGCGGTATCTACATCCCACCGACCAGTTCGATCCCCGATCCCGTTGCGGGCGCCGAGAACATCCAGGTGACCTACACCAACCCGGCGCAAAAGGTCACCCAAGCGCTAGTCAATCCCGCCAAGCAATACGAAGCGCTGTTCGTGGGGCTCAAGGAAGCGCAGAGCGGCAAGGCCGTGCGCATCCGTGCGCACAAGGTCAGCGGTGGCGTCCTGCAGGAGATGGGCTTGATCAGCGAAAACTACGGTGCCGGTACGGTCGATGGCGCCCTGCTGGCCGACACCACGAAGGGCGCAGGTCTCTCGAAGTACTTCATCGTCGAGCAGGTCGATTGATGGACCCGTTGGATGTGATCGACCCGGCGCCCCGGATCGCCCACTTCCGTGGTGAGCGGCTGGAACTTCGGCCGCTCACCCTGGGCGATCTGCCAGCGTTCTCCCGCCTGGTCCGTCCCGTCGTTGAAGAGTTCTACGGTGGTCGGCACCCTGAGTGGGAGGGCGATGACACGCTCATGGCCATCGAAATGCTCGAACTGCACGGTGAGTCCATCATCGAGGCCGCGGCAATCGCGACCGGCAAGCCCGCCAAGTTCATTGCCGAAGGAAAGGGGCCGGCCGAGCTTCTTGACCTCATTCGCGCGATCGTCGAGATCAACCGCGATTTTTTTTTGAATCTGGTGCGGGTGACGCAAAGCAGGCTACGGGCGCGCGACGCGAATGGAGTTGGGCCGACACCATCCACCGTCTCGTTGCAGCCGGTTACGCGCTGACCGAGATCAGGGGCATGACGATCGGCCAGGCGCGCGCCTACGGTGCGGCCGCGCAGGCCGCTCGATGCAGAGACCTCTATGACTTCGCAGCGGTTCTGAGAGCCGCTCAGTACGACGCGCCGAACTTCAAATCATTCCTGGAACGCCTGGAGCGGGGAAGCTGATGTCCACCAATAGTCGCGGTGCCAACATGCGAGTGCGGATCTCAGCCGACCTGGCTGATATCAAGCAGGGCCTCGGTGTGCTGCGCGGCGAGTTGGCTAAAGTCAAGGCCGACGCTGCGAAAGCCACGCCAGACGCAAATGCGTGGACCAGCAGTTTGTCGAAGATCCGACAAGGGATTGGTGACATTGCGGGTGCCTATGTCGGCATCCAGACCATCACGGGCGGCTTTCGTGCCCTGTTTGATTCGATCGACCGCATGGATCGCATCGACGAGCTCCGACAGATCACCGGCGCAAGCGCTGAGTCACTGTCACGCCTGGCCTATGCCGCGAAGTTCGGCAGCGTCGATATCGAGGTGCTCGGGAAGGGCATCGTCAAAGTCAGCAAGGACATCACAAGCGGCAAGAGCGTCATCTCTCAGCTCGGCATCGCGATCCGTGACGATCTTACCGGCAACGCGCGGGCGGCGGATGATGTCCTTCTGGACCTCGCTGAGGTTTTCTCGCGGCTTCCCGATGGACCGGAACGCGCCGCGCTCGCCGCAAAGCTCTTCGGTGACCGCATCGGGCCCGGGCTCATCCCGCTCCTCGAGCTCGGACGCAAGGGCATCGAAGGCCTGGGGAGAGAAGCCGAGGCGACGGGCAACATCTTCAGTGGAGAAGCGGCGGCAAGCGCCGCCGAGTTCAACGACAACCTGGACCGGCTCAAGCTGGTCGCGGCCGGCTTGGCCAACGAGACAGCCAAGAACCTCGTGCCCTCAATCGCGGGCTACGCGGAGGTGAGTGCCGCCGCCGGACAATCCTCTGGATTCGCGGCCGAGGGCGGTCGCATGTTGGCGGGCGTCCTCAAGGTGCTGTCGTACGGCGCCATCGTGGGTAAGAACGTCATCGAGGCGCTCGTCACAGTGGTGGCGACGCTGGGGTCGGTGGCTTACGAAGTGTCGGGGGTTGTACAGCGGACGCTCGCCCGAACCCTAGGTCTCCTGGCGGGGACCTACGGCCGCCTGCTGGGCGGCGACAATCCACTCACGGTGCTACAGGACTTCTGGAAGGGCAGTGCGACTGCGTTGAAAGCGACGTCGGGCGAGATCGGCGCTCTGCCCGGGCGTCTCTCGGCGGCCCTGGATGCCGGCAAAGGTGCCCTGCAGGACGCGTACGCCGACATCCGGCTTGCGGGCAGCCTTTTCGACGAAGCTGGTGCGCGGGGCGCGGCAGCCAGCACAGCCGTCGGGCAGGCGGCCGAATCGGCCACGCCGGCGTCGCAGGCGCTGCTGGCGGCGATCCAGAAAATTCTTGGGGAGGGCGGTGGCGGAAAACCCAAGGCTGCCGAAAAGATCGAGCAGTTGGCCGCCAGCACGGCGCTCCTGCAGGACGCGGTCAAGCGCGCCCAGGCAGCGCTGGATCAGCAGCTGGAAGACAAATCCGTCAGCGTCGCTGACTACTACGCGCGCCGGGTGGACCTCCAGCAGCGGCTGATCGATCTTCAGATCGAGCAGGCCAAGGCTGAGCTTGAGGTCACCAAGGGCCTAGAGCAGCGGCGCCGGCTGGAGGAACAGATCATCATCCTGCAGCGCGATCGCGCTGAGGTCGCAGTAAACGCGGCTAGGGACGAGAAGAAGGCTCAGGAAGAGCTCAACAAGGCCAAACAAGACGGGCTGCGCGACCGGTACTCCAATCTCACGGGCAACCTGTCTGCGACTGAGGCGTCGATCAGCGCGCAGGTCGATGCGGGCACCTTGGGCTACGTAGAGGGCGAGCGGAAGCTCCAGGAAGCTCGGCAAGCAACGCTAGCGCAGCTGAAGACCCTCCGAGACGAGCAGGCAGCCTATCTGGCGACGCTGGCCCCCACCAGCCCAGAGTACGCCGCGGCGCTGCAGGGCTTGATGGGTACCCAACAGGCCATGGCGAACATCGTGGCCTCGATGGAAGAGTTGCGACAGGGAGCGGAGGATGCTGGTGCCGGTGCGCTGCGCACCTTCTTCGCGGACCTGAAGGACGACATCGGAAATGCAGGCGAAGCGCTCAAGTCGCTGGTACGCAACTTTGTCGATGGCCTCTACCAGATGGCGTCCGAGGCACTCAGTAAACGCGTGGCCAGCGCCATCAGTGGCCTGTTCAACAAGGGGCAGCAGGCAGGCGACGTCGCGCAAGGTGCGACCCAGTTGGCCTCGGCCGCAGGCACGGCCTCGATTGCGGGTGGCATCCTGCAGTTGGCAGGCACGACCTTAGGTCAGTCGGCTGATCGCCTGCTTGCAGCTGCCACCCAGTTGATGATCGCCAACAGCCTGGGCAGCTTCGGCGCCGCGCACGGCGGCGGCGTGGCCGGCGCTTTGCAGATGCACCGAAGCAACATCAGTTCGATGGTCTTCGGTGCGGCTCCGCGCTACCACGGTGGCGGCGTGGCGGGCTTGGCCAGCAACGAGATCCCGGCAATCCTGGAGCGCGGAGAGACGATCCGCACGAAACAGCAGGAGTTTGCCCTTTCCGCGCGTCTGGATGCAGCGCGCACGGCTGGCGGCGGGCGCTATCCCACCCCGGTCGTTGCGATTGGTGACAGTGCGGTGGCCGATGCCTTGGCCGGTCTCGCCGGTGAGGATGTCGTCGTCACGCACGTCATGAACAACTGGGACCGCATCACTCGCGGGCGGCAGCAATGAGTGATCCGGTGGCCTGGACTTTCGCCACGGGCGGCGATGTAGTCGAACAGTTGGAGTTCCTGACCGACGCGCTGCCTGCCGATACGGGGCCGGCGCAGACACGCCGACTGCGGCAGTGGCCGCGCACCCTGTTGCGCTTCGATGGCCAAGAGAGCGGCGATGGGCGGCGCTGGCTGGAGACAGTCCTGTGGCACAACGGTGCCGGCCAATGGAAGGTCCCGCTTGTCATGGACGCCCGGCCCCTACTTGCTGCGGTGGCCCTTGGCGCAGGCAGCTTGGCAGTGGACACGTCAGGCGCGCGATTCGAACCCGGCGGCCAAGCGCTCCTGCAGGGAGCGGACGCGCGGACCTTCGAGCTGGTGGACGTCGAGGCGGTCGAGGACGGCGAGCTGGTTCTCTCCGATGAGACGCTGCGCGCCTGGCCCAGCGGCACCCGGGTGTCGCCTCTGCGCCTGGGCTGGCTGCCGGCGCTTCCCAGCATGGGCCGGTTCACTTCCGACGATAGTGCCGTCTACCAGGCGCAGTTCCAGCTCATCGATGTGCTGGAGCAGGTGGCCGCGTACGACGGCCCGGTGTACCGCGCATACCCGGTGATCGAGATCCGCCCGGTCTGGGTCTCGGACCCGTCGTGGGTGCCGGAGCGGGAACTGGTCGTGATCGATGAGGCCACCACCGCGCCGACGGTGTTCGACCTGGTCGGGCAGGCACGCGATCGCGTCGCGCTGCAGTTCGCGCTGGAGGGCGTTGCAGCCATCGCGTCCTTCAGGAAATTGCTCTACGCGCTGGCCGGGCGCTGGTCGCCCGCCTGGGTGCCCACATGGGCGCAGGACCTACGCGTGGTCGCTGACGTTGCTGATGATGCGACGACCATGGATGTGCGGGGCCCCGGGTTGTCGGCTTATCCCCTGGCCAACAGCCGGCGCGACCTGCGCATCGAGCTTGCTGACGGCCGCGTGCTGTACCGGCGCGTGACTGCCGCCGCTGCGCACACGCTATCCGTTGACCGGCTCACCTTGGACGTGGCGATCGACGACGGGTTCGCGGTTGGCGACGTCGTGCTCGTGTCCTTCATGGCCCTGAGTCGGCAGGACAGCGACGTCAATGCCCTGCGCTACTTCAATTGGGAGACCGTCCAGTGCGAACTGACGTTCCGGGGAGAAGTGCATGCCCTATGACGTCTTCGAACGCAGCCGTTGGGGCGGTCGGCCGTTCCACCTGTTCGTGTTCCAGCGGCAGGGCCTGCTGTGGCGCTTCACCAACCGCGGGCAGGACCTGGTGCTGGGAGGGCAGACGTACGCGACGACCCCGATCTCGCGCAGTGAGCTGCGCGACAGCGGCGAGTCGATGAAGAACAACGTCACGATCACCATGCCGTACCTGCGAGATCCGGATGCCAACAACTATCCGGTGACCCAGGAGTTCGGCAACAACTGGCGCCCGTTCCCGCCCTCGGATCGCATCTTCGTCAGTTGCATGGCGATGCACGAGGGCGACTCGGCGGCGGCGGTGGAGTGGATGGGGCGCGTGGTCGCGCCCCGGTTCAAGGGCGGCACGCTGGAGCTGACATGTGAGCCGACGCGCTCCAGCGGCCGTCGCACCGGTCAGCAGCAACGTTTCCAGCGTTCCTGCTGGAAGACGCTCTACCAGTGCGGCGTCGACAAGAACGATCACCAGCTGGATGCGGTGCTGACGGCGGTGGCCGGCGTGACGCTCAGCGCCGCGGCCTTCGGCGCTCTTCCTTCAGGCCGTCTCGCCGGCGGCTTTCTGGAGTGGGATCGCGACGACGGCCTGGTTGAGAAGCGGACGATCATGTCCCACGTGGGCAGCACTATCACGATCGAGTATGGCGCGCAGGATCTGGCCGTGGCGCTGGCCGTCCGCGGCTTTCCAGGTTGCGCGCACAACTGGGACGCATGCGACGACTACGAGAACACCGACAACTACGGCGGTGCGCTGTACCTGCCGGTGAAGAATCCGATGGGAGGCGATCCCGTATGGTGACGCGCGCTCACCTTGCCCGGTGGAATCTGCTGCTCCGCTACTGGGCGCTGGACAAGTACCACGAGCAGCTTCGCCTGATCGTCCTATTCGCCGGCGCGCTCACCGCGTTCGCGATGGCTGCGCTGCTCGTGCGCGCACTCGGCGATGCGGCCACTGGCGCACCAGTGAAGGCCGACGGCGGCGCCACGATCATCATCCAGATCATCATGCTGGTCGTGTCGCTGGCCATCAGCTATGCGATGCGTCCGAAGGTCGAGCCGGTCAAGCCGCAGGAGGGACGCATCCCGCAGGTCGAGGATGGCAAGGCGATCCGCCGGCTCTACGGCAGCGACTGGTTCGACGACTCGACCATCCTGGGCTGGAAGAACCTCGGCACGGATCCGATCAAGAGCGGCGGTGGCAAGAAGTGGACACCTGGCATCTTGCCGGGCACCACGAACCCGATCGAGTCGTGGCTGGATGATCGCTGGAACCTGTCCGGCCTCAACGACGTCGACGACCCGCTGGGTGGTGGCAATCACTACCCGCCTGAAGGGGGAGGCGGCTTTGACCCAGACGAATTCTGACGTGCGGGTGACGACGGCTCACCTGCGGACCGTGCCGGGTTTCACGGCACGCGCCGGCTTCTGCGCGCGCGGGGCGCGCCGTTGGTTCGCCGAGCACGACCTGGATTATTTGGACTTCGTCCGCAACGGGATTCCGGCCTCGCGCCTGGAGGCGACCGGCTGCGGCATGGCAAAGGCCCTGGCCGAGTGGGCACGACAGGAGGCGGCGCATGGGCGGCGGGGGCGGTAAGGGCAAAGGCAAAGCGCAGACCATCGGGTACTGGTACCGCCCACTGATCCACTTCGGGTTCTGCCAGGGCGAGGCCGACGCGCTGCTCGAGTTTCGCGGCGGCGATCGCACGGCTTGGCGCGGCGAGCTGGCCGAGAGCCAGCGCTTCTACGTCAACGCCATGGAGCTGTGGGGCGGCGAAGCCTCCGAGGGCGGCATCGCCGGCTACTGCGACTGGATGGCCGGCGAGGCCACGCAGGAGCCCAACGAGTTCCTGGCCACGTACCTGGGCGAGCGCCAACCGGCCTACCGCGGCGTGGCTAGCCTGGTGTTCCGCGGCGGCCGCTACGGCGCCATGAATCCCTACCCGAAGCCGGCGTCCTTCTGGTTGCGGCGGATCCTCAAGGGCTGGGACAACGACGACCCCTGGTATCCCGCCCGCGCCGCGATCGAGGTTGCCGGCGTGAAGGGCGGCCGCTTCCTGCTGCCGTTCGCGACAGGCAACCGCCTGTATCGATCGGTGACGGGCGCGCTGTGGCCCACCGACCAGCTGCTGGACACCGGCGCGACCAACGCCGAGCGCGGCGCATGGCGCGCCGGCGGCGCGCTGTTCGTGTTCGGCTCGAGCGGGCAGTGCCGGGTGTCGCAGAATGGCGGCGCGACCTTCCGCGACTTCGGGCCCATTCCTGGCGCGTTCTCCAACGGCGGCGGCGTGGTCTACGCACCGGGTGAGCCGGGCCGCTGGACGTTCCAGAGCAAGGACGGTGCGCAGATCGCGACCTCGACGGATCTGCAGACGGTGCAGATGGTCGACCAGGTCGAAGCCTCGAACGCGCTTGCCTTGGCCGTCAAAGACCGCACCGTCCTGATGGGCGGCAACAACTCGCGATTCTTCCGCTCGACCGACGGCGGCGCACCGGGCACGTGGGAGCGCTACTACGAATCGACGTACGGTGACTTCGCCGCCGGGCACGGGCCGATCCAGACCACGGCCACGCAGTTCGTCTCGCACCGCGCCAGCGGCAACGGATTCCTCTCGAGCGCGACCGGCGCGGAGGGCTCTTGGGATTTCGAGGCGATGCCGGCGGGGCTCACCAGCCAAGGTTGCAACGGATCGGCCACGGGCAACGGGTATGTCGTCTTCCTGATCGGGGTGGGCACCGTCACTGGTGGCATCGAGTGCGCCATGATCTGGCGTGAGGTCGACAGCGACACGTGGTTCGAAGGGCAGCGCTTCACGCGCAGCGACGGCTACGGCGATACGAACCTCAGTTTCGAAGAGGGCACGTTCTACTACAGCTACGGCGGCGCCGTTCACCGCACCACGCACCCGGGTGAGGCGTGGGAGCAGGTGGCCACCGGGTTGCCGGGCACGCTCACGCGCGTGATCACCTCAGGCCTGCGCGGCGATGGCGCGCTGCTGGGTATGAACCCGGCGCATATCATCTACGACAGCCTGGTCTCGCTGACGATGCAGGGCGAGCCGGTGGAATCGATCAACCAGGACAGCTTCGAGGCGGCCGCCGACAAGTTGTGGGACGAGCAGTTCGGCCTGTGCACCACGTACGACCCGGACGCCGAGACGGTGGAGGAATTCCGCCAGCGGATATGCAATCTGATCGGTGCGCGCTGCTCGCGCAGCCGCGTGGACGGCCTGTGGTACCTGGATCTGATCCGCGGCGACTACGACATCGACGAGCTGCCGATCCTCACGGACATGGACCTGCTCTCGCTCGAGGAAGAGCCGCCGACGATCGATGATGCGGTGAACCAGGTCAGCGTTGAGTGGTTCGACCAGATCCGCAAGGCCAGCAGCACGACCGCGCCGGTGCAGTCGCTGGGCGCCATCCAAGCCATGGGCGTGGTCAACCCGGAAGTGGGGCGCTACCCGGAGATCCCGGTCGAGAATCTCGCCCTGCGCGTGGCCGCGCGCGACCTGCGCAACAAGTCACCGCTCAAGCGCTTTCGCGCGGACACCAACCGCGTGCCCTACGCCTGGCGCATCGGCACCTTCTTCCGCCTGCAGGCTCCCAAGAAGGGCATCGCCGACATGGTGTGCATGGTGGGCGACATCGATACCGGCACTCTGCGATCGGGCGCGATCCGCATGGTGTTCGTGCAGTCGGTGTTCTCCATGCCCGAGGCCACCTACCTGGTCGGCGAGCGTGGCGACCCCGGCCAGGACCTCACGCCGCGCGGATCTCCGCAGCAGCGCGTCGTCGAGCTGCCCTACGTCGAGTTGGCAGCGACGTTGCCCTCTGCCGAGCTGGCGGCGCTGGCGCCCGAGGCGGGCTACATCGCCGCGATCGCCACGCGGCCGTCGGTGGGTCTGAACTACGCGCTGTACACCAAGACCTTTGGCACCGACTACGGTGGCGGCCAGATTGGGGACTGGTGCCCAGCCTGTACGTTCGAGGAGCCATCGGGGTTTGCCGGCACGGTGTTCACCGTCGCTGCGCAGAGCCAGCTGGCAAGCGTCGAGGTCGGCACGCGCGGCATGTGGGAGCTGGAAGAGGTGCGCGTTGACGCGATCGATCCGGACGCCGGGACCGTCACGCTGGGGCGCGGCGTCGCCGACACGGTGCCCGTGCAGCATGCGGCCGGCACCGTCTGCTACTTCTATGACAACGCCCGCGCCCTGGACGGCGTGGAGTACGTCGAGGAAGAGGAGGTGTTCGCCAAGCTGCTCACGCGCACCGGGACCGCCTTCCAGGATCCGAACGAGGCCCCGGAGCTGAGCCTCATCATCACCGGTCGCGCCAGCCGTCCCTATCCGCCGGCGCGCTTGCGGATCAACGACGCCGTCGCGCCCGCGTACGCCAGCGGTGAGATCACCGTGACCTGGGCTCACCGCGATCGCCTCGCCCAGGCCGACCAGCTCATCGACACGGAGGTCGCCTCGATCGGCCCCGAAGCGGGCACGACCTACACGGTGCGCTGGTACTTGGACGATGTGCTGGAGCACACGCACGACGCGGTGGCCGGTACCAGCCAGGCCTACACCCCCAGCGGCGACGGCACGCTGCGCATCGAGCTGGAGAGCGCGCGCGACGGCGTGACCAGCCATCAGAAGCACGTGCGCGAGCTCGCCTACACCCTAGACCCCACCGACTATCTGGAAACCGAGGGCGGCGAGCTGATCCGCACCGAGGCCGGCGACCCGATCACCCTGGAGTGACCCCATGACTGCGATTTCCGAACTCCCCAAGCCGACCGCCCTGACCGGGACCGAACGGCTGCCACTCCTGCAGGACGTGGAGGCCGTGGGCCTGCCGCTGTTCGCGCTGGGTCCGTCGCTGCCGCGCGGGGCCGTGGTGGCCCTGCAGCTGGCCATGACCGCGGATTTGTCCGCCACCGCCGACGCCGATCCCGGCGCGGGCAAGGTGCGCTGGAACCACGCCACGCAGGCTTCGGCCACGGTGCTGTACGTCGACGACGCCGATACCGAGGTGGCGCCTACCGACGTCGCAGCCCTGGTCGCGGCGCTGGCCGCCAACGGCTTCCTCTACCTGGTCGGCGTGGGCAAGGACGACCGCGGCAAGTGGCAGAAATGGCGCGTGGACAGCGTCGAGGACGCCGCCGGGTATTCGAAGCTGTCCGTCACGCACCTGGCCAGCGGTGACCCGTTCGAAGCCGACGATCTGGTGCACCTGTCCCTGCAGCAGCCCAACCCCGCCGCCGGCGTCGATCGCGGCGTGGTGACCGTGGTGTCCTCCGTGTCGGGGGTAATCACGCTGGACGCCAGCCTGGGCGACTACTTCACGGTAGTGCTCGACGAGAACGTCACCGACATCGAGGTCGAGAACGCGCCCGCCGGCTTCGCGATCTCGCTGCGCATCGAGCAGGACGCCGTCACGCCGCGCACGGTGGCCTGGCCAGGCAACTTCAACTGGAGCGGCGCGCCGCCGGGGGTGAGCACCGATGCCAGCGCACGCGACCGGCTGTTCCTGTGCAGCGATGACGCCGGCGCCACCATCGACGCGGTCCTGCAGAAGGGGCTGGCGTGAGCGCGCTGCTGGCTGCGATGGCGGCGGCGCTTGCCACCGAAGAAGGTGGCCCGGGCCCCGGTGGCGACTGGAGCGATGCGGTCAACGCGATCGCGCCGCAGATCTGGATGCGCATGGCGGACACGTCGACGCCGGCCGCCAACGACGGCAGCGGCGGCGTGGACGGCGAGGTCCACGGCAGTGCGCACTTCCAGGCGGGCGCTCTGGTCGACGACAGCGGCAGCGACTCGATCGGCTTCACCGCGGCAGGGCAGTGGATCGAGGTGCCGAACAACGGGACCAGCGGATCCTCGTGGACCGGCATCGTCGGGCTGATCTACCGCGGGCGCGGGGGTGGCAACACGTCGGCGCGCGTGCTGTTTCGTGACTACCAGGCCACGGCATTGTTCATCAATCTGGCGGGCACCAATATCGCGTTGAGCGTCGGCGCCAGCAGCATCGACACCGGCGTCCCCAGCGCCTCGGTGCGCGACGGCGAGCCGCACCTGTTCCTGCTCGCGATCCTGGCGGCTGGCGCGCCTGCGCTGTACATCGACGGCGCTCTCGCGTGGAGCGGTACCGGGTATCCGCTGACGGTGGACAACACGCCGTGGCACATCGTGCGCAACTCCAGCTACGTCGAGTACACCTACGGCCGCTACAGCGACTTCATTGTGGCCAAGGGCACCTTCACGCAGGACCAGGTCGACGCGATCAATGCGGCGTGGGCGCCTGTCGCTGCGGTGACCCCTGTCGAGGTCACCGGTATTGAATGGTCGCAGTCCAGCAAGTTTGGGTCGATGGAGGATGCGACGGCCACCAACATGCGCGACTCCAACGCCAGCGATCCGTCGACCGGCACCGGGACGAACCCCGGTTCGCCGGCATTCGTGCAGGCGGAGCTTCCGGGCACCTTCGAGATCGAGCAGGTGACCTTGGGTGCGGGCAACATCAGTACGGGAGGCTGGGGCGGTGTGGCGTCGTTCCTCAACGGCGGCACGGTGCAGGTGTCGACCGACGACATCGACTGGACCGACGTATTCCTCATCGAGGGTATGAGCGACAGCTCGCCGCGCGAGGTCAGCTTCGACGTCCCGTCGGTCCCGGCACAGTACGTGCGAATTGTTCGTAGCGGCTATCTGGCCGTGGCGACCTTCCGGATCTATCGCAAGCCGTAATTCAAGGTGCGCTGACGCCTCTACATTGGAGGCCAGTCCGGAGCGTCGTGGGGTCGCAGTGTGGGGAGCAATCTGGGGCCCGCTTCAAGCAGTCCCAGAAGGGCTAAGGCGCAGGCCACGTTATAGACGCGACGCTTGTAGACGTCGCTAAGCCACGGCTGCGGAGCTCTTTCGTCGTACAGCGCGACATACGTGGCCAGCTGTGGCACGAGTTGCCTTTCCAGCCAGAAGTGCTCGCTCCATGCCGAGACGTGTTCCTGCCATGCGGATTGGTTCGTGGCGCGATCCGCCCTCATCTTATCTCGTAGCTCCACGAGAGCCCCGACGACGAAGCTCTTTCGACTCATTACGTCGGCCTTGGTAAGGCGATCTTCTGCTGTAGAGTGTCGCCGCAAATTTGGCCCATACCCCAAGGGGAAGAAGTCAGGTAACGAGCCCTTCAACTCTTCTTCAATAAGGCGCGTGCACTCGTCGAGGCACCGGTGCAACTCTGTGAGCTCCGCCGCTCTCTGGTTGCGGGCATCTTGATCCTGCGCCAGCCTGAGCTGCGCCGCTAGATCTGCCGTCTGTTGCTCGAGGTGGATCCGCACGCGGGCGCTTTCCGCCCGGGTCTCGCGGAGGGTTCTGAGGACCAGCAACACTGTCACCAGGCCAATGACCGGGTTGAGTACGCCGCCGATGAAATCCCCGAATTGTCCCCACACTTCTTGCTTTGAAGAGATGCCGTCAGGGAACCACGCTATGTAGCCAATTACAGTGACGAGCGCGATCACCAAGACAGGCGCGGCGAACCACGCATCGGTGCGCCACGGCGAGCGACCGCTCGCCTGCTTGTGCTGACTGGTCATGAGCATCCCCTTCCGACGGTGCGCGGAGGATAGCGCCCGCAGCCGTCCGGCGAAAAGGCGCGCTAGCGCATCGTGGCCTCGGTAATGGGGGCGTCGAGATCTGCTCCCTCGACGTCATACCTGTCGACGAATTCGAACAGGTAGGCGTGCACAACGGCGGCGCTCTCGGGCGTTCGAATCCTGCTGATCAAATCCTGAAGCTCGCGATCGAGCCAGTCCAGTTGCTCGCGTCGTGGCTTTCCGATCCATTCCGGCGAGTGGAGCTTCGCCTTGATCGGATCGAACGCTGCGCGGATGGAATCGGACATCACATAGTCGGGATCCGCTGCCACCTTCTTGTACAGCTCATCGAGGAGCTCATCGCGACTATCTCCATAGCTAGGACCCTCATTGATGCGGCGGTAGGGGCGGTCACTGCTGTACATGAAGCCACCCACGTCCTTGCCCTCACCGAGCATATTCAGCGCGTTGATCACGTCGCCGTCGCACGTTTCGCGGTCCGACGTCCGCAGGAACTCGTGCAACTCCGGATCCTGCGCCTCGTAGTCCTGCCAGAACTGGCGGAAGGTGTTCGAACGCGGATACCGCGCGACCCATGCATCCAGAGCGTAGATCCGCTTAGCTGCCTCTGCGTTGTTCATCATGCTGCCTTCGCCACCTGGTGCTCGTAGTAGGGATGCTGCTTGTCGTCGAAGATGTCGTAGAGCGCCTGCAGGTTGGCAGGATCTGGATTCAGCCAGGCTTCGATGTGCTCCGGCTTGATGTTGATGATCGTCCGATCGTGGCCAGCCGCCGCTACCTCCGGCTCGGGCTCGTCGGTGATCGCGGCGAAGCTGGTGAGATCAGGCTCGACGCCGGCGGGATCGGTCCAGTTGGCCCAGAGGCAGGCCACCAGCATGGGCTCGCCCGTCTTCGGTCGGAACTTGATGCGCTGGCTGCCGCCGCCCGGCTTGTCGACGTTCTCCCAGAACTCCTCGATCACCATCAAGCCGTGCGTGTAGCCGAACTGTCGGCGCCAGTACCTTTCCAAATTATCGCGCCTGGCGTTGTAGGTGCCGCTCATCTCGCCCTTGCGCGTGAAGTCACTGGACGCCGGCGTGCCCGGCTGCCGCAGCTGGTAGCGCATCGGCCGGACCACGTAGTCGTCGGCGTCGCGCACGATCACCGGCACCCACCACTGTGGAAAGAACTGCCAGTCGCGCCCCTTCAGCTCGGAACGATGCAGGTCGGCGATCCAGCCCTTGAGCTGGTCGATCTTGTTGCCGGCGATGCGCACGTGCTCGCTGGCGGCCTTCGTCACCTTAGTCTGCAGCTTGCGCTCGTTGTCGGCCTTGCGCTTGGCCTGCTTGAATACCTCGGCCTGCCACTGAGCCTCGTCCTCAGCGAACCGTTGGTCCAGCGCCGCGCGCACGTCCGCCGGTAGCAGCGGGCCGATGGTGTCGATGACTCCTTTAGGGGTCTTCTTCCGCTCCAGCCCGTTCTCGCGAAGCCAGAGCAGGGCGAAGGCCTTCAGGTCCAGGACCGGGCCGTTGTTGCGGAGGAACTTGTTGTAGTCGGACTTGATCTGGGCGGAGTAGCACATAGGGGTCTGCCGGTCAGCTCATAAGAAGGCTATCCTGCGACGCATGAACGAGCCAGAAGACGACACCAGCCCGATCGGCGATCTGACCCCGCTGGAGCGGGAGGTGGCGGATGTGCTGACCCGGCATGGCGTGAACGCCGACACCGAATGGGTCATTCGCCGCCTCCGATCGACCCTGAGGGTCGCGGAGCTGGCCAAGGCGCTGGGGCGGCCGCTGAAGCAGCGGGAGAAGAAGATCGCGCATCGGCGCTTCCTTGGTGGTCAGACCGTGGACCAGGTAGTGGCGCACCTCAGCAGCCGCGAGCAGAATCCCAAGCCCGACTAGGGCTCGAAGTCTCCCGGGGTGGCCAGGCCCCGGCGGTTCAGCTCGGCCTGCACGGCGGTCTCGATGATCGCGCCGTCCTCCTCTATGACGCCGTCGAACAGGGGGCCTTTCGCCTCGTCGACGGCCCGCCAGAAGCCGGCCTCGTCCTGGGTCGCGTCGGGCAGATTCTCCAGGGCGGCGAGGAACATGTCCCACTGCGGTCCCGCCAGGCGCTCTTCCGGCACGGTCGTATGCCGGATGCCCAGCAGGGCGCTCAGGTCGAGGAGGCGATCGTAGACCTCGGCCTGCATCTCCGGCGGCGCTTCCTGCTGGACCTGCGCCCACAGGGTCTCGATGAACTCATGAGGGTTCGAGCCGACCTGCCCGTCGCGGATGGCAGCCTCGGCTTCGTCCAGGCGTTCTCTGATTTCGTCGGGCGTGAGCAT